TTTAAATCTTGGTTAGTACGAGTCGACTTACCCCCTTTCTGCTCACTGACAGGCAAATTAGAGGCTTGTTCATTGCGTTGAGCAGTGTCCATCTCATTAGCCGAGGCATATTCACCTCCAGACAGACCCAAACTTGATAAAGCTCTACCGATTGCACTTGTCTCGGCATTTTCTAAGGCAGAAGTTTTGTTAACATATCCTGCTCCTCGAAATTCTTCTGCATATCCAGACCCAATAATGTCTCCTTCTAGACTTTTTATTATAGCTTTGACTACAACTCTTTTACCATCGTCAACTTTTAAAAAAGTTTGTATGCCGTAGGTAGTACCAACGTGCCTTCTAAACACTTCTACTCGGTGAACTACTTGAGTATATTTCTTACCACCTTTCTGAGTTACACCATGTGTTTTATTAAGTGAGGATATCTCCTCCATAATTTTTTTAAGTTCATTCATCCTTGATCTCCTTAATTGTTAATTTGGTATGACTAGTTTCTGGTTTAGCTGCTACGACTTTCTCTGGTGTAGCTTTTCTAATTACAGTATCTACTGCTACCTTTTTATTATTAATAGTAACGTACTTCACATTCTCGGATTGCAACATAGATATAATTGAATCTCTCATGACATTCTTTTTATCCGTCCATTCCTTGATCTGCTCAATAGCATACTCATGATTGTTGACTAAATCGGTCAACTTATTTGCAGTTTTATGTTCCGTCCAATCGACAAAACTTTTCTCTGGCTCTTGGTCATCATCGTAGGCGAGATTATTATCGACCTTGTTCCAGAAGTCTTGGACATATTCTATGATAGTGTTTTGTAAATCAGCGTCACCTTTAAAGACGAACATCTCGAACTTGAGACGTGGACCGAGCTTGCCGATTATCGCCCACTTAAATCCAGAGCATAACATCTGAGCCTGGACTTGTAGTATATTCTCGTATGTGGGAGGACCATCATTGTATCCTTGAGTCTTGATCTCACAACATCCCTTGCCCTCAAGCATAACGACCTCGCCTGTCTGAGGATCTTCAAAAGGGATAGCTCCGCCATGAACTTCGAGGACTCCATCCAAGGAAGCTGCCATACGATACTTCTCCAGACGATAGGCCTTAGTCGGTTTAGTTAATGATACCCATTTATTCATCACGTTCCTCCGCCATTTTATCAAGTTTATCTGCTACCCATTGGAGCAATCCGTCCTCAAGGTAGTTCCCTCGATCCGCTGCATCTTGGAATCTAGTAGTATCCATCTGGATAACATCCGGATTCTCTCTGATGTCAACGAATCTTTGACGAAGACCTTCTCTGGTCATGCCGAAATCATTCTTACCTAGAACGACTACACCGATCTTAGAAGCTCCGATCTCGAATCCGTCTCTGCTATATTTATTCTTGGGGGTAGACATACGGAACCTCCTCTATTGATCTCATGTGAACCTCGTAACAAGCATCGTCCAAGGCACAACCGACAATCATAAATGCATATAACATAAACATGATTACGGCTGCATAGAATATGATTGGAAAAAAATCGTAATACTTCCTTACGAATCGTCTTAGTTTATTTAAATAAACACTCATAATATCTCCTTTGTTAAAGTGTTTGAAGTCTATCTAATGCACGTTTTACAGTAGAAGCAGACCATGAACTATTTCTAGATGTCTTTACACTTCTTGCATTAAGATAGTTTGCCATGCCGAGTAAAGACTCGGAATGATTCTGTGCATCCTCCAGATGTATTCTGATCTGACCAATGTAAAAGTTAGCCTTCTCTTTTCTGGATTGACTAGCCTTGGCTCTCGCCTTATCCATGAACCCATGAACACCGAGCTTAGTCATTTTGCGATTTGTAGATTTAGTAATGTAATATCCTTTGTCAGCTATCGAGGCTTGCATCTCTTGGCATTTCTCTTTTTGTTTCACTGATAAATCTCTACGATATTGGTCAGACATAATTGCATTCATACCAAACATAATTCTATTTTTATCTTCAGTGATCTCTGGATTATTACACACCACTAGTTTAAAATTTTTATCATCTCTAAACTTCATCATGTCGTAGTCGAGACGACCAAGCCTTGAGATATCAGAAACATAAACTGTAGTTCCTTTGGGAGCTTTCTTTAAAACTGATCCTAAGTTTGGTCTATCAAGGATGGGCACTCCACCAGAAGTACCTATATCCTCAACATATTGAACGTCAGTAATATTATGTCTCTTAAAATAATCTTTGAGTATGAACATCTGCCTAGCTTTTTCAGCTGCACTGTCACTCAATCTAATTGCTGCTATATTCCACATTTATCTACTCCGTCATATTTTTTGTTAATAACAAGTTTCATTGCATCTTTAAGTGACATAAATGGAGAATGGTACATTGTCTGTTCAGTTTTAACCCACTTGTTAACACAGTAAACACCATTGCCACAAATTTGAATTGTTACAGATTTATCTTTTATATACACATACTCATCATCTGTAAGTGTGGGTTCATCAGACTTTATTAATTTAAAAAGATTTCTCATTATTTACCTCGTTAGTTGTGGGGGCAACTTTTGGTGTACCCCCTTGACCATTTAATTAGTTCTTCCAACTTGAGTATTCTGGAGCTATAATGCTTTTAATGTACAAATCTTTGAGTGTATTTAACACCTCAGTAAGACAAGGACCGGAGATCTCCCATCCATCAACATCACTTTGAAGATCAAGACCTACTTCCGGATCTCTAGCCGGAGCCTTCATCAGATCTTCCCTAGATAAAGGATTGTTGTCATAAGAAAGTGTGCCAAGTGAATACATAGAAACTGCCTGGCCTTCTTCTCCAAATGTTTCCGGATAACTCATATCAAAAAACTCAATCATAGGTTCGTTCTTATCGTGAGTGTAACAATTATCCAGGCCCCACTTATCGCCCTTCAATATAAGTTGCGCTCTCCACTCCTTTCGGTTTTGGGTGTGATCAACAAATGTAACTGAATTAGTTTTGTTATTAATTTTAGTTATATACACGTTTTTTCTCCTTCTTTTGTAATAGGCATCATTGCCTAGTATACATATTATATATTTTTGATATTATTACAATACCTAAATGTACTTTTTTTTATTTCACGTTTTTTCCTTCCCAGAAAGAGTGCATTTAGGCAGAGAATGAAAGGATTGTAATGAAGGCATTTGTAGTAAGATTAGATGACAAAGTGTACAGTAAGCTAAAAAAAGAATCGAAAAGAAAAAGAATTTCTATGAATAGATTAGTAGAACATTACTGTGACGTGTCGATCGGTGATGATAGTAAATTTAAACAGTTGTTTGGTTAATGTTTGGTAAGACAGCAATAGCACTATGGATATTAGTGGAGTCAATCTATCCTCCACCAGGTAACGATATCTTTATTGGAAAGTATCCTAACTGCCAGAATGCACAGGAAATTGTTGCTGATTGGATCGAAAAACATCATAAGCCAGAAGGATATTATGGGTGGGTATGTTATAAATGGGGCGAACACTTGAGATTAATGAAAATGGTGCGGAGTGAATAAATACAGAGCAATTAGAACCGAGGTAGATGGAATCATGTTTGCCTCAAAGAAAGAAGCACTGCGATACAAGGAGCTGAAGTTCCTATTACAGGAACAGAGAATATCAGACCTGGTGTTACAGCCAAAGTTTCCTATTCAAGTAAATGGAAAGAAAATATGCACCTACATCGCTGACTTTATGTATAACGAAGATGGTAAACAGGTTGTCGAGGACGTTAAAGGGGTAAAGACCTCAGTATATCGGATCAAAAAGAAATTAACTGAAGCTATATATAACATAACAATTAAGGAGGTATAATGGCTGATCTAAACGTAGTAAATCCAAAACATTATCAACAGGAAGGTCAAGAGAGTATCGACAATATCAGAGATAGAGTTGGGTACAAAGGATTCAAAGGGTTCTTACTTGGCAATGTACATAAATATTTGTATAGGTTTGAATACAAGCATAAGGACTTAGGAGACCTGGAAAGACGTGAGGCTATGCGAACAGACTTGAAGAAGGCTCAATGGTATCTGTGTCGATATATCGGACTTCTGGACTATGAAATAAACGAAGTAAATAGATTACAGGAGAATCAAGGAGACGATAAAACTGATGGAGATGCACCAAGTGACGTTGAAATATAATCATGGAGGCGAGACCCATAGACTGTTGGCAATAGAAGCTGCGGAGTTTATGTTGGATTGTCTGAATAACGATATGAAGTTAAAGGATATACAGGATATGTATCTAGTGAGAAAAACAACTAACCTTACCTATGGTGGTGTATTGCAGCAGCTAATAAAAGAACACGTTGACTGCCATAACAGATTAGCCAATGGTAACAAAGTATAAACCTCATCAGTTAAAATGCGATTGGTGTGGGAGATTATTCTGGAGTGACGAACCTTTTGTGGTGACAGGTAATAGAATAGTATTAGAGAATAAATGTAATGAACAATTTGTTAAGAATGGCTACAGACTACGAAGAGAAGAGACGCAAGAAGATACTGAGTAACGGAGTGAAGAATAACGTCCAGAGTGTTTACAGCACAGGACCATTCACTGTTATTCCTTCTCGAGCTTTGAATGATAAACGATTCATGAGACAACCACACAAACTCATGGTGTTATGTATTATTTGTAGTAGTGCGAATAATTATACCGGAGTATGCTATCCATCTCAGCAGTACATAGCTAATAGAATCCAGAGAACTCAATCCACTGTATCCAGAGCCATCACATCTCTACTCGAATGGGGATACATCAATAGACTTCGGAAAGGTTCACCACTAATCACCAAGCCTTCTCGATATGGTAAGTCAAGTATCTATAGAGTAATGTATGATCCATCAATGAGCGACAGAGAAGTATATTCGAGAGCATTAAATAAAGATGAAGAGTTGCAATCTCAACAGGAAAAAAATACAATAAAGCTCATGGAAAAAAAGAATAATAAAGACAATCAAATATGCACCACACGCATATCAGAACATGCACCAGATGCATATAAAATAAGACTCAATAGAACTAGACTAAATAATAATATAAGAAGTACTATTAAAGAGAATAAAATAAATGAATTGGAGATGATGAAGGAATACCAGAAATTGCATTTAGAAATCTACAAAGTGCAGTTCATTCCAGATCGAAGAGATTGGCAGCAGATGTTGAAGCTGATCGAATACCAGGATCAATACGATCTAACTAAAAAGATAAGAAGTATATTGAGAGGTAAGAAGAATCCAAGTAAGCCTCCGCTGTTTCCTATCTCATACATACTCAAAGCATTGGAGCCAGAGCCTCAGAGTGCAAAGGATGTCATCAAAGATCTGGCAAAGGCCATGAGACCTAAAAGGAGATTGAAGTTTGATTAGATTTAGCAACACTAGAGTGAAGTCTAGAAATGCAAAGCAAGGAATACGTAGCAATCCACTCGTAATAAAAAAAATAGACGTGGTGTCTAGAGGCATACCTAGGGGGGGTGGGGTGCGTATACGTATAGGGGGGTGCCTCAAAAATATTTTTCAACTTTTTACAAGGAGATTTTCATGGTTGATAGATTAAATGCAGTTGTCCCACTTGAGGGAAAAGATGGCAAGACGTATTGGCATAATATTGGTAAGGCTTTTCAAAATAAATTAGGAGGATGGGATATTATATTTAATTCTCTTCCGATACAGACGAAGGACAAGAATGGGGCTTTGATTATGAAGGTAATGCTATTACCTCAGAAAGACAATTCTACATCCCCTTCGCCAAAACCTACTAATCAATTTGACGACAACGTGCCGTTCTAATGGTTAAGAGAGTTCTTCCACGTCTGGATAATTTTGCGAGTGTCCGCCAGATCAAGAGAAAGATCAAGGGCAGCGATGTTATTTATAAAAACCGAGAGGCATTAGCGAGTGAGCTGATTAATATTGGTACTGCTAATATCTCGGATGTCGTTGAATGGGAAGGTGGTATCGCCAAGGTCAAGGACGTGAAGGACATACCAGAACATGCTTTATCAGCTATCAAGAGAGTTCGTATTCTAAAAGATGGTACGTTAGATATCGAGATGGTTGATAAGGTGCGTGTTTTACAGATGCTAGCGAAGAGTGCAGGTTTATTGGATCAAGAATCCGAGGGTGACAAGCCTGCGGTCATAGATATAAAAATGGTAGGACCTACCGAGGAGAAGGAGTAATATGTTAACAGATCGGCAAATTAAATTAATTAAACCACCTACAACAGGACGTAAATCATACACTGATAGGAATGGATTATGTCTAAGAGTAACTGCGAATAACCATAAGAGTTGGAGTATTCAATATCGTCACAATGGACGTAAGTATAGATATACTTTGGGTAAGTACCCTTTGATATCATTAGTGGATGCTCGTAGATTAACGATACTAAAACTAAGGGAGATCATTTATGAAGATGTACAGAATGCTAGAGGAAAAACAAAAGGAAGTGCATAATCTCCAGATGAGGTTAAAGAAATGCATTGAGGAAAAAGAGAAGCTCAAGAATGGTAAAACATAAGTTATTAGATTTATTTTCTGGTATTGGTGGTTTTAGTTTAGCAGCTGATAAGTTTGGCATTGAGACTATTGCCTTTGTAGAAAAAGAACCTTTCTGCCAAAAAGTCTTGAAAAAACATTGGAACGATGTTCCGATTATTGATGATATAAGAAAAATAAAAGGAGAAGACTATGATTCAGCAACGATTGTTTCCGGAGGATTCCCCTGCCAACCCTTCTCGGTCGCAGGCAAACGCAAAGGACAAGATGACGATAGATACCTCTGGGATGAAACTATTAGAGTTGTTGCCGAGTGTAAACCGAGGTGGTTTATTGGAGAAAATGTTGACGGACTTGTTAACATCCAAAACGGCATGGTACTCCGACAGGTGCAAGATGACCTGGAAAAAGAGGGTTTCCAAGTCCAATGTCTTGTTATTCCAGCTTCAGGCATCGGTGCTTGGCACCAAAGGAAAAGAGTCTGGATTGTGGGCCACTCCCAACACAATGGATCATCTACCACCAAGGAGCAAAGAGGGAACACTCAAACTTCAACAAGGTCACAGAAAAGGGAGAACTCGTCCCTCCAATCTGAGGGAACAAGTAGATCCAGAAACGATGGCAATGTATCCAACACCATCGGCGAGTTGTCAGATGGATGTAGTAGCACCACCAGACACAGTAAATCAGAACTCAAAGGGATGGTCAGTGACGAGGCTAAAAACTGGAACAAAGTTCGGAGCGAAACTGAACGATGTGATCAACAAACTAGATCACGAGGGGATGTATCCACCTCCAATGGCGAGGGACAAGTCAGTTCCATCAGTAGCCCTCAAGGACAACGTACATGGTGGCAAACTGAGTCCAAACTTCGTGGAGTTCCTAATGGGGTATCCTATGAATTACACAAAGATAGAGTCAACAGAATCAAAGCACTCGGTAACTCCATAGTACCACAAATCGCTGAACAATTATTTAAGAGTATAATTTATGCAGAACAGTAATATCCCAGGACTAAAACTCGACTTTAGTAAATCGCCTACTGTATGGAAGTTCCTTAATGACAACTCTTTCGTCAGAGGTTTGATAGGTCCTGTCGGTTCTGGGAAATCGTATGCTTGCTGTGCTGAGATATTCAAAAGAGCTGTCCAACAAAAACCGAGCAAGCGAGATGGTATCAAGTATTCTCGATTTGTTATTGTAAGAAACTCATATCCGATGTTGAAAACTACGACACTCAAAACGTGGCTTGAATTATTTCCAGAGCATATCTATGGACCTGTTCGCAACTCACCACCGATAACACATCACATAAAATTACCGAGTCGAGAAGGAGCTGCAGGCATTGACCTGGAAGTAATCTTCCTTGCACTAGATCAGCCTAAAGACGTCCGTAAGCTATTATCTCTTGAAGTGACAGGAGGATGGATCAATGAGGCAAGGGAGTTGCCAAAGTCAATAGTGGATGGTCTAACTCATAGGGTAGGACGATACCCTGTGAAGGATGATGGTGGTCCGACATGGCGAGGAGTTATTCTGGATACTAACCCATGCGATGACGATCATTGGATATATAGATTATCCGAGAAAGAACCGCCGAAAGGAAAGTTTGCGTGGAAATTTTTCCGACAACCGCCTGGAGTATTCGAGGCGAAGGAAGTGCCAGAAGAAATGCCAGAGGCTCAAGGCTTTGTACATTCCGCAGGTAAATGGTGGCAGACGAATGATAAGGCTGAGAATCTCAATAATTTACCTGTCGGATATTACGAACAGCTTCTGGGTGGTAAGAATCTAGATTGGATACGTTGTTATGCCGAGGGTAAGTTTACTTATGTACAAGAGGGCAAGCCTGTATGGAGTGAGTATGACGATGCGAGTATGGTCGATGATTGTCAGATACTAGATGGAGTACCGATACAGATCGGACTTGACTTTGGATTAACACCTGCCGCTGTATTTGCGCAGAGAACTCCGAAGGGTGTATGGAATGTATTACATGAGCTTGTCACTTTCGATATGGGGTTAGAAAGATTCTGTACTTTACTGAAAGAGGATATCGATAGATTCTTTCCGAAGCATGAGTTACAGATATGGGGTGATCCTGCAGGTATGCAACGTGACCAGATATTTGAGAACACAAGTTTTGAACATCTTAAAACTCATGGACTCTTTGCCAAACCTACTGCGACTAATGATTTTAGAACGAGACGAGAAGCATTGGCGATGCCGATGACGAGATTAGTTGAGAACAAGCCTGGCTTCAGAATAGATCGTAAATGTGTTCGCTTGAGAAAATCGTTGAGTGGCGGATACCATTTTAAGAGAGTAGCTATTGGAGCAGGGCAAGAAAGATTTAGGGATACACCGAACAAGAATGAGCATTCGCATATCGGAGATGCTGCAGGATATTGTCTGCTCGGAGGTGGAGAGCATAGACGAATGACTAAGGGTAATAGACCACACCTCAAACCGATGGTCGCTAAAATAGATTTTGATCCGTTACAATGATGTATTTATTTGTCGAATCTATTGCCACACTAACCGCTATAATTTCTATTTATCTTTATGGGAATGGTTGGAAGTATTCTGGATACTTTGGGTTGTTCTCACAATTTTGGTGGATTCTATTTACCTACATCAATGACCATAAGACTCTTTACTTTCTCTGCCTGTGTATGTGCATTACCCATATCCGCAACATAAGGAAAATGAATAAATGACATTTACTTGCGAAGAATTAAACCAAGCAACAAATCTGGATGGGGTCGATTATAAATTTATTCCGTTTCATTATACGCATCTCAAGATGATGGAGTTCCGAGAGTCCGAACATTCTCTCATGAACAGCTTTGTAGATTACGAAGAAAAAATAAAAACGTGTCCGATGGAGGGGTTGTCATTTAGTGGAGTATCCTTTGGAGACATTGCCTGTTGTTTTGGCATACTGCCTTTATGGGAAGGAGTATATGAGGCATGGATGTTACCATGTAAAGACCTAACCAAAAATAAATTTAAGTTTCATAGAGCAAGTCTCAAGTTTTTTGAATACGTTGCAAAACGCTTAAATATTCATAGATTACAGATAAATGTTAGTAGTCAGAATTGCCTAGCATACAAATGGGCTAAAAAGTGTTACTTTACTGAGGAAGGATTGTTACGAAAGTTCGGTCCAGATAAAACTGACTTTTATATTATGAGTCGATTGTTTAACGATAAGGAGTAGATATGGGCGGATTTTTTTCACCACCAAAACCAAAAGCACCTCCAGGTCCTTCTAAGGCGGAGCTTGATGCGATAGCTCGTAGAGAAAGACAGGCGGAGCAAACTAAAGCCAGAGAATCTAGAGAGATTGCAGCTCGTAAAAGAACGAGACGTGGTTCTCAAGGATTAATGACAGCCTTTGTAGGTAGAAGACCAGAAGATCAAGGAGGTCAACAGACCCTCGGTCCAAGTAGGAATCCAAGAGACTATGGCTAAAAAATATATTAGAAACCCTAAAAAAAGGAGAGACGATGCCAAAAGTTATGTACAAAACTAAAGATGGTATGAAAACCAAAATGTTTCCGTACAATAAATCTGGGGTAGATCAAGCCAAGTCATTCGCCAAGTTAGTGAATGGTAAGGTTGAAATGTCTATGAAAAACTCTAAGATGAAGTATGCTAAAAAAACACAAAAATCCTAAAGGTGGTTTGACTCAAGCAGGCAGAGATTACTTCAAGAGAAAAGAGGGAGCTAATCTAAAACCACCTGTTAAGAAGGGAGTAAATTCGAGACGTGTAAGTTTCGCAGCTCGCTTTGCAGGAATGAAAGGTCCTATGAAAAACCCAGACGGAACACCAACCAGAAAAGCACTAGCCCTACGAGCATGGGGTTTTAGGAACGAAGAGTCAGCTCGTAACTTTGCTAACAAACATAAGAAGGCATAATGACAAAAACTATAAACATGACATACGAAGACTTTATAAAAACAAGTAGAACAGGTCTTAAAAAAACTATTACAGGATTAGGTCCACTTGGATATTTAGTGCAGGGTAAACAGTTTGATAGAATGTTTAGTAATTTAGAAAAAGATGTTCAAAATAAAATGCGGACGAATCAAGTGCAATTTGTAGGCTCAAGCAACAGACCAAGAGGAAGAGCAAATTTAAGGGTTAAAAGACGTTCATTAATGAAAGCTAAGAGGACATAATGGCAAAACTAAACGCTCAACAACTAAAAAGAAAATACGATTTAAGTAATAGTCATAAGGATAATTGGAGATCAATTTACGAAGATGCATACCGCTATGCTTTACCTATGAGAAACCTCTACGATGGGTACTACGAGTCCAATACACCAGGTCAAGATAAGATGGCGAGAGTGTTTGACTCTACTGCTATAGATAGTACGCAAAAATTTGCAAATAAATTACAGAGTGGTTTATTCCCACCTGCTACTCAGTGGTGTCGTCTAGTGCCTGGTTCTGAGATACCGAAAGAAAGGCAAATAGAAACGCAACAGATTTTAGATGGCTATAACAACAGAATGTTCGATATAATGCGACAATCTAATTTTGACCAAGCTATGGGCGAATTTCTTCTTGAACTCAGCATTGGCAGTGCGATCATGCTGATCCAACCTGGAGACGAAGTGACTCCGATTCGTTATACTGCTGTACCGACATTCTTAGTTACCTTTGAGGAAGGTCCATTCGGCACTGTTGATAAAGTCTATAGAAGAATGAAAAAACCTTACGGAGTATTAGATCAAGAATTTCCAGATGTAAAAATACCCCAAGATATGAAGAACAGTTATCAAGGTCGAGAAAGCGAGATGGTTGAG